TCACGGACATGATGCCTGAATATAGACCCGAACATGAACGCATGTTGTGGGGTTTAGGTTTATCTGGTAACTCATTTAAAAAAGTTTACTACGACCCTAACATGGAACGCCAAGTATCAATGTATGTTCCTTCAGAAGATATTGTAGTGCCTTATGGTGCATCTAATTTAGAAACAGCAGAGCGTGTTACTCACGTGATGAGAAAGACTAAAAATGAATTACATAAATTACAAGTAGCAGGTTTTTATCGTGATGTAGATTTAGGGGAACCATATTCAGATATTGATGAAGCTGAAAAACAAATTGCAGAGAAGTTAGGATTTAATCCTACAGAGGATGACAGATATAAAATCTTAGAAATGCATGTTAATATTAATTTAGACAATGGTGATAGTGAAGATGACATAGCTTTACCTTATGTAATAACAATTGAAAAAGGCACAGGTACTATATTAGCAATTCGTCGTAATTGGAACCCAGACGACAAACTAAAACAAAAACGTCAGCACTTTGTTCACTATGGATATATTCCTGGATTTGGGTTTTATTGTTTTGGATTAATTCACTTAATAGGTGCTTTCGCTAAATCAGGCACAATGATTCTTCGTCAGTTAGTAGATGCAGGCACTCTTTCTAACTTACCAGGTGGTATGAAGTCACGAGGTTTACGAATTAAAGGTGATGACACTCCAATCGCACCAGGTGAATGGAGAGACGTTGATGTACCATCAGGCGCTATCCGAGACAACATTTTACCTCTACCATATAAAGAACCAAGTCAAGTATTACAGGGTTTGATGAATCAAATTATTGAAGAAGGTAGACGTTTTGCATCAGCTGCTGATATGAAAGTATCAGATATGTCTGCTCAGTCTCCAGTAGGTACTACATTAGCAATATTAGAAAGAACCCTCAAAGTAATGAGTGCTGTACAAGCGCGTATTTATTATGCAATGAAACAAGAGTTTAAATTACTTAAAGGCATTATTCGTGATTACACTCCAACAGAGTATTCATACGAACCTGAAGTAGGTGATCGACGTGCTAAACAATCTGACTATGATAATGTAGATGTTATACCGGTAAGTGATCCTAATGCTGCAACGATGTCACAAAAAGTTGTGCAATATCAAGCTGTAATGCAAATGGCTCAAGCAAACCCACAAATCTATGATCAAGTAGAACTTAATAAACAAATGCTTGAAGTGTTAGGTGTTAAAAATATAGGTAAGTTAATTCCTAATGCCGATGATCAAAAGCCAAAAGATCCTGTGACAGAAAATATGAATATTATCAACGGTAAACCTGTTAAAGCATTTATTTATCAAGATCATCAAGCCCATATTCAAGTACATATGACAGCGATGCAAGATCCAAAAATTTTACAACTTGTAGGACAAAATCCACAAGCAGGCTTAATTCAAGCTGCAGCCATGGCGCATATTAATGAGCACGTAGCGTTTGAATATAGACGTCAACTTGAAGAACAATTAGGTGTTCCACTTCCTAAATTTAATGAAACATTGCCCGAAGATGTAGAGTTTGAATTATCTAAGGTTATGGCTGAAGCGGCTAAAAAACTTGCTACTAAATCAGCAGTTGAAGTACAACAAGAGCAAGCTCAACAACAAGCTCAAGACCCAATCATTCAAATGCAACAACAAGAGTTAGCATTAAAAGCACAAGACCTACAAATCAAACAACAAAAAACTATGGCTGATATTGCAATTGATAAAGGCAAATTAGAATTAGAGAAAGCTAAAATGGAAGTAGAAACAAAATTATCTGGGATGGAGTTTGCTGCTAAAGCAACACTAGATAAAAATAAATTAGATGTACAAAAAGCTATTGACAGTGTAAAAATTGGTTTAGATGCAACAGTTAAAAAACATGAAATTGAAAATCAAAGGAATCAAAAACTACAGGAGTAATTAAATGGACCAAACGCTAGAGCTATTATTGTCTCGAATAGACGATCAGCGCAAACAAGTAATTTTTAATTTAGGAGACGGAGCAGCAAAAGATTATGCTTCGTACACTAACATGGTCGGATATATACGAGGTCTATCCGTCGCAGAAAGTATCATTAAAGACCTTGCACAAAGAATGGAGACATTTGAAGATGAGTGACATACTCACACGGGATAATACTTTGGTAGATGCACAAGGTCGACCAATTATTATTCCAACAATAGATGAAGTAGAAACGGAAGAAATTCCTATTGAAGAAAGAGGATTACAGCTTCCAGAACCAAAAGGATATAAGATTTTATGTGCAATTCCTGAAGCATCGGAAACATATGAAAGTGGTTTAGTTAAAGCGGGACAAACAAAACACATTGAAGAACATTCAACAGTAGTTTTATTTGTGGTAAAAGTAGGCGATTTAGCTTACAAAGACGAGTCAAGATTTCCGACTGGTCCATGGTGTAAAGAGGGTGATTTTGTTTTGACACGTGCATACGCAGGTACAAGATTTAAAATCCACGGAAGAGAATTCCGCATTATTAACGACGATACTGTAGAAGGTGTGGTGCAAGATCCACGCGGCTACACTCGCGCATAGGAGAAAGTTATGGCTGACGTAAAAGATGGAGATATTGTTTTTGAATATCCAGATGATGACGAAATACCAGCGGCTAAACCTGCTGAAGAAAAAGAAGTAGAGGCAAAAGCTGAACCTAAAAATGAAGTTAAGGTAGAAGCCAAGGTTAAAGATGATGATATTGACCTTGAAATAGAAGACGATACACCACCACAAGATAAAGGTCGCGAGCCTTTACCAAAAGATGTGGTAGAAGAATTAGAAAAAGATACGCTTGATGATTACTCTGAACGAGTTAAACAACGTATGGCGCAGCTTAAAAAAGTTTGGCATGACGAAAGACGCGCTAAAGAAGCAGCTGACAGAGAAAGACAAGAAGCAATTAGATTTGCTCAGCAAATTGCCGAGGAAAATAAGAAGTTAAAAACAACTTTAAGTTCTGGCGAAGCAACTTACATTGAGACACTTAAAGCAGGATTAGAGAATCAGCTTAATTTAGCTAAACGCGATTATCGTGAGGCATATGATTCAGGTAATACTGAACAAATTATTGAAGCTCAACAAAAAATGAATGATGCTCAAATGCGATTGTCTCAAGCTCAAAGCTATAAGCCTCAATACGAAAAAACTTTACAGGAAGCAGAAAATCCTGTATATATACCACAAAATGAACAACCTTCATACAAACCAGACGACAAAGCCCTAAAATGGCAAGAGAAAAACGAATGGTTTGGTAAAGATGAAGAAATGACCAGCTTAGCGCTAGGTCTACATGAGAAATTAGTTAGAAGTGGAATCAGTCCTACATCTGATGAATATTATCGTCGTATAGATAGTACGATGCAAAAACGATTCCCAGAATACTTTGGGGATGCAACGCTAGACGAGGAAAAACCCGCCGAGCGCACTAAACCTTCGACTGTAGTTGCTCCGGCAACGCGTAGTACCGCGCCTAAAAAAGTACGATTAACAAAAACACAAGTAGCGTTAGCCAAGAAATTTGGTATAACACCGGAACAATATGCAAGAGAAACTTTAAAATTGGAGAATGCAAATGGATAATAAAAGATTAGATCGTGATTTAGAAGTACGAGAAGAATTTCAACGCGCAGATAGCTGGAAACCCGCCTCACTATTACCTGAGTTTAAAAAGGTACCTGGTTGGGCATATCGCTGGATTCGTACTAGTGTTTTAAACGATGCTGATAATCTAAATGTTTCTTCCAAAATGCGTGAAGGATGGGAACCCGTTAAATTAGCGGACCACCCTGAAATGAAAATAATGGTTGACCAAAATGCTCGGTTTAAAGACGGAGTTGAAATTGGTGGACTATTATTATGCAAGATACCAGAAGAGTTTGTTGCTCAACGTAAGGCTCACTATGAAAACATAGCAAAACAACAAGCCGATGCAGTGGACAACAGCTTTATGAAACAAAACGATCCGCGTATGCCTCTTTTTTCAGAAAAGAAAGCTACAACGTCGTTTGGTAAAGGTAATTAATATAAATATTTAAAGGAGACAATTATGGCTTATCCAACCGTAGACGCTCCGTATGGCTTAAGACCAGTTAATTTAATTGGTGGTCAAGTTTTTGCGGGGGCAACTCGCTTAATGGAAATTGCAGATGGCTATGCTACAAACATTTTCTATGGCGATTTAGTAAAACGTGTTTCCGATGGAACAATTGAAAAAGACACAGGTACAACTACAGCTACACCTTGCGGTGTGTTTTTAGGCGTGCAGTTCACAAATGGTTCTACCGGTCAAGTACAACAACAACAGTTTTACCCAGCTTCACAATCAATTAAATCAGGCACTCAAATTTTTGCAGTCGTTGCAGATGATCCTGATACATTATTCCAAGTAGTTTCTTGTTCTTCTACAACAACTGTTGCTGCTATGGGTAAATCTGCGATTGGTAATAACATCGCTTTAATTCAAAATGCTGGATCAACTGTTACTGGTGATTCAAAAGTAGCAATTGACGAAGGAACACAAGCTACTACTAACACTCTACCTATTCGTATTATTGATGTGGTTAGAGATACTGCAACTGGCACTGATTCATTTGTTGAGTTTATCGTTAAGATTAATGCAACTATGCATCAGTATAACAACTCAACCGGCGTATAAGGAGAATAACACATGGCTATTTCACGCGCACAGCTCCTTAAAGAGCTACTCCCAGGACTTAACGCTTTGTTTGGTCTAGAGTATAAACGTTACGGCGAAGAACACAAAGAAATCTACGAAACAGAGACTTCAGAACGTTCTTTCGAAGAAGAAACAAAACTATCAGGCTTTTCAGCAGCACCTGTTAAAAACGAAGGCTCAGCCATCGCTTATGACAATGCGCAAGAAGCTTTTACTGCTCGATATAATCATCAAACTATTGCTCTTGGTTTCTCCCTCACAGAAGAAGCTGTAGAAGATAACTTGTATGACACATTATCAGCACGTTACACAAAAGCTTTAGCTCGCGCTATGGCTTACACAAAACAAGTTAAGGCTGCCGCAGTTCTTAATAATGGCTTTACTGCCGGCGTAAATGCTGGTGGTGATGGTGTAGCATTATTTAGTACAGCTCACCCACTTGTTAGTGGTGGCACAAACAGCAACACTCAATCAACTCCAACTGACTTAAATGAAACTGCACTTGAAAATGCGGTTATTCAAATTGCAGCTTGGACAGATGAGCGTGGGCTATTAATTGCTGCTCAACCTCGTAAATTAGTTGTTGCTCCAAGTAATCAATTCGTTGCAACTCGTTTGCTCGAAACTGAATTACGTGTATCAACAGCTGACAACGATATCAACGCAATTAAGAACAATGGATCAATCCCAGAGGGTTATACAATTAACCATTACTTGACAGATTCTGATGCATATTTCTTAACAACTGATGTACCTAACGGCATGAAACACTTTGTCCGTACACCGTTATCAACCTCTATGGATGGTGACTTTGATACAGGCAACGTTCGTTACAAAGCCCGTGAACGTTATTCATTTGGATTCTCAGATCCACTTGGTATGTTTGGTTCACCAGGCGCTTAATTAGCATTTTGCTACGTACTACTAAGGGGCTTGTTTAAAACGCAAGCCCTTTTTTCATGGTTTTCTTGATGTTTGTTTTCATGCAATTTGAAATAATGCAGTTGTAGAGTAGAAACTCTATATAACTTTTTGAAAAGGAAAATACTATGTGGACTAAACCAGCTGCAACAGAAATGAGATTTGGCTTTGAAATAACGATGTACGTAATGAATAAGTAATGGACTGGGTAACAGACTGTTATTAATTTAGCGATAGATTAGGGGGTTTACAGCCTCCTTTTTTATGTTATACTGCTTTGAACTTAGGAGGTGTTATGCCACTCAAAGACAAAGCAGCACGCAAAACCTACCATAAAAAATACCATGCAAAGTGGTACGAAGAAAATAAAGAAAAACGCCTTAAACAAATATCAGACTATGATAAAACGCAGCCTAAAGAGTGGCGAAAAGCCATAAGTAGAAAATGTAATTTAAAACTCAGATATAATTTAACTCCCCAAGAATACGAAACTAAATTAGCTAGCCAAGATTATAAATGTGCATTATGTGGTAAAGACGCAAACGACAATATAAGACGAGGCAAAGTAGAACCCTTATG